ATTATGGTTTACTGTAGGCAAAGGCTTAACTTTTGAAAATAAAAAATCCCGAATTAATATTGCTCAGGATTCAACTATTACAATTGAGCATAAAGATACTGAGTCTATTATTGAACTAGAGGGTCCTACTATTAAAATTATTGCAAATTCAACTGTTGATATTACAGCAACCTCTGAGGTTAGGGTAACATCTGAGCAAGTATGGCTTAGAGGAGACTTTACTAGACTTGGAGCAAGCGGCTTAACTGAGCCAGCTGTTATGGGAGATGCACTTATGGCAACAATTGAGTCCCTTGCATCAATGATCGATGGAAAAATGCCATCAACCCCAGGCCTAGCTAAAGGCGTTGTAAGTTTAGCAAAACCATTAATTTTATCAGATACCGTTACCGTGGGTAAGTAATTTAGGTATATTAATTATAGTGAAAGACTATTATAATATACTAGAAGTTGAGCGCGGATGCAATCAGGCAGATATTAAAAAGGCATATCGAAAACTTGCCATTAAATATCACCCTGATAAAAATCCTGACGGCGATTCCAAATTTAAGGAAATCGCCGAAGCTTATGGTGTATTAGGAGATGTAGAAAAGCGTAAAGGTTACGATAAAGGCGGTGCTAACTTAGAGGACCTTCGTGACATGTTTAGTGGATTTGGCTCAACCGATATTTTTACCCAAAATTGGGGTATTGATCTTGATATAGTAGTTAATCAAAAAATCGATCTTAAAGACCTTTTAACTGGTAAGACCATTGAGGTAGTTTATAATAAAAAGGGCGAGTCTACCCCAAATCGTTTTAGTGTAGAGCTTAGCCCAGACAAAACCAAACACCAATTAATTTTTGATGGTAATCGAGCATTTTCCAGATTAACTTTCCAAAATATGGGAAATACTGGTAAACTTGGTGGAGGTGCAATGTTTAATCGCACATTTATTGGTAATCTATATGTCCTATTAGAAATAGTAATACCATCTGGTATTGTTATGGATGCAGCCGGTAATATAGTAGATAACAGAGAAGTAGACTTAACTGAGTTAATTAATATTGAAAATCTAATCTTTGAATCTGTGTCTGGCACAAAATTTAAGATAAAATCTCTTAGCGCTAAGTCCTTTAGCGATATTCAAATAACCATTCCAGGCCGAGGATTAGCTACTGGGTTTCAAAATAAAGGTGCATATGTCTTTAAAATTCATACAAGGGTACCTAATTTTGATAAACTAACTGATCTCGAGAAGCAGGACCTACTGCGCTTAATAAATAAAACTATATAGATGACAACTTGTCATCTGTTATAAATTATTTGTACTGATACGATATAAATAATAAAAAAAATCAGGCAACGTGGTCCTTACAGACGTAAACGAAATTACAAATACCTCAGATATGCTCTTCATTATTGAAAGAGTAAATGAAGGTCTAAACACAGTTAAGTCAGAGAATGGTGACATTGTTATGGAAGGGGTTTGTGCAGTATTTGACACAAAGAATAACAACAACCGAATCTACGAAAAAGCTGAGTATCTTCCACACCTAGAATACCTAAACGAGAAAATCGAAAAGGGTCAACTATTTGGTGAGTTAGATCATCCACAAAATTTTGATGTTTCACTTAAGAATGTTTCTCACGTAATTGAGAAATTATGGTACGATCAAGATTCTAATAACGTAAAAATTAAAGTACGTCTGCTAAATACACCGGCTGGTCAGATTGCAAAAACTCTAGTTGAGTCAGGCTGTACAATTTCAACCTCTTCAAGAGCTGCTGGTCAAGTAGCAAATGAGGGTAAAGTAAAAATCCAAAGAATATTCACATACGACTTAGTCGCTGAGCCTGGTTTTAGCGAAGCAGTTCTTAGAAGATCAGTTAACGAAAGTTTCCAAAGCAATTATTCTATGCTTTTCGAATCTTTGGATAATATTAAATCAAGCTCAATTATAAACAAATTGGTAGATATTTCTGAAAGCTTAAACCTCGCAGAATCGATCAAAGTTTATAAGATAAATAATGAAGAGATAGTAAAACCTATGGAAAATAATAACAAACACATGACTAATGAGTTTGTAACGAAAGAAGCGTTCAACCAATATTCTGAACTTGTTAAAGGCAAGTTTGATTCTCTTAAAGAGAGTGTAGATAAAATGGTTGATAACTTCGCAGTTACCGAAGAAGACCAAACAGATGAAGATCCGAATTTGGTTACAGATCTAAATGCTGAAGAAGAAAACACACCTGCAACTAATAACCAATTAGTTGAGTACGTTAACTATCTTTCAAGCGAGCTTGGCAAAGTAATTGAATATAACAATTACCTTTCTGGCATGTTAAACAAATCAATTGACTATTCTGAGCATGTTGCTGAGAAAGTTAATAAGGTAATCGATTACTCGGATTATCTTGCTGAAAAAGTTGAACAAGGTATCGGTTACTCTGAATACGTTGGCGAAAACTTAAATAATGCAATTGATTACTCTGAGCATATCGCAGAAAACGTAAACAAAAATATTAAGTACACAGAATACTTAGCAGAAAACCTTGATAAAGGAATTCAATACACTGAGTATGTTGCTGAAAAATCAGAACAAGGTATCAGATACACTGAATACGTTGCTGAAAACTTAAAGCACTCAGTTGGTTACGCTAACTATCTTGCCGAAAACCTTGAAAAAGGAATTAAATATTCTGAGTATATTGCAGAATCACTAAATGACGGTAAATCTGGTCTTTCTACCAAATCTGCCTCTGCATTTAGCCAAATCGAAAAATTAGACGAATCAGTAAACTACCAAGTTGCTGAAGGTTCTAAAGTTAACGATATAGTTGGTTCAGTAAATGCAATTGTTAAGCATATTAAAGATAACTCAGCTAAATCTGTATTAGAAAGCAGATATCCATTCCTAAAACTTCTTAACGAAGATAATAAATCAAGATTCTTTAATTTAGATCAAACACAAAAAACTGCTATTATAGAAGCTCTTTCTGGAGCAGTTTACTTCAAAGAAGAAGACGTTATCCAAATTATTGAGTCAGTTCTTAACAAACAACAAGAAAACGTTCCTAACTTAATCAAATTCATGCCTACTAAATTCAAAGATATTTTTGAAAGCATGACCCCTGCTGAACAGAGCCGTTTAGAAGCACAAGCTTCCCTAACTGTTCTTAACACTCCTTACCAAGTTAAAAACTTCTGGGAGAGCAGAGATCTAAGAGGAATCAATGAAAGAATTTATTTCGAAAAACAAAATAAAAATGCGCAACACATCAACGAAAGCCAAGGTAGAGAAGGTTTTATCTCGATTGAGAAAGTTGCGGAACATCAAAGAGGCTATGGTAACACATACCTCGACGCTCTAAAAAGAAGAGCACAAAACTAAAAAATTTTTAAAACAAAATGTCTACAAAAGTATTTAAAAGACTAAACGATTCTTCGATTAAGTCAACTTGGGCTCCAGTTTTAGAAAGCTATGGTGTAAACGCAGATTCACGTCCTTGGTTAGTAGATTATTGCCACTATCACGCAATGTTCGAAAACGCAGGTTCAATCAATGAAGCTACAGTTGCTCCAGGCTTATTCTATCAACAACCAGGTTCTATTAGTGGAATCGGTAACCCATTAGCTCCTACAACAGGTGCAAACGGTTCAGGTGATAAATTCCCAAGTTTATTGCCAGTTGCTATTCAAGTAGCAGCAAAAACAATTGGTTTCGACCTAGTTGGTGTAGTTCCTATGGACTCTCCAGTTGGTTTCTTACCTTATTTGGATTATGTTTACCAAGGTGGTAACCTTAACTCTGAGTTCGAACCATATTTAATCAAAATCGCTGATATCACATCTGGTGAGAAAGCTACTTTCGTAGCTGGTACTGAGTACACAGTTGATGGTGATGGAGCTGGAAATTTGGCAGTACTTACACTACAATTCGTAGGTGCTTCTCGTATCGATGGCGATTTAATCTTCAAAGTAGTTACTTCTGATGATTCTATCACTTTAGCTACTTACTTAGGTGCTGGTAATCTAATAAAGAATGGTGCAACTACATTGGTAACTTTAGACGCTGCTAACACAGTTGCTTTAGTTTCTGCTTTAGAAAACCATATCTCTGGATTTACTTCAACTTCAACTGAAGCTCACACAGATTTCTCTGGTCCTTTCCTTTCTGGAAATGAGTATACTCAATCTATGAATAGAGCGGCTGGTGAAGGTTCTAAATTCCGTCAAATGGGTCTTAAAATGTTCACTAAGTTTGTTGAGGCTAAAACTTCTCAAGTTTCTATCTCTGCAACAGTTGAACAAATCCAAGATCTTAACAGAGTTTGGAATTTCGATGCAATCTCTATGTTAGAGAACGTTGCTGTTAATGAGCTTGCTCAAACAATCAACAAAGAAATCGTTTCTAAAGTTAAGAACTTAGCAACAACTCACGCAACTGCAGCTTCTTCATCTGAAGGTTATACTGCTAGCGTAAATGTTCAGCCAGGTTCAGGTACTTTCGAAAACGTAACGACTTCTCAAAGAAAATTAGTTACTAAGATTCTTGAATCTGCTAACTTAATTTACCACAGAGCTCGTTTCGGTGCTGGTACTTTCGCAGTAGTTTCTGCTAAAGTTGCATCTGCTATGGCTGATGCTGCTGGTTACTCTATCGCTCCATTCAACAATGATTTAGGTTCTGCTGCTGGAACTCTTTACCCTGCTGGTAAAGTTCACGGTTTAACTATCTATGTTGATCCAAACTTACGTTTCGATGATAACACTATTCTTATCGGTCGTAAAGGTGCTGACGAAGAGCCAGGACTTAAATTTATGCCTTACATCATGGCAGAATCTCTTCAAACTATTTCTGAGGGTACATTCTCTCCGAAAATCGGTATGAAGTCAAGATATGCTTTGGTTGAAGCTGGATGGCATCCACAAACTCAATATGTTCAATTCAACATATTGAATGCAGCTGGTAACGCTTCAGGTGTACAGTACTTAGGTTAATCTTAATTGACTTAATAATAAAAGTAAAGCCCTCTTCGGAGGGCTTTCTTATTTTAAGAGGTCAGATAAATAACTAAAATAATTGTCTAATTAGGTAATTATAACAACTATTTAATCTGAGACCCCCTAACGGCCTTAACTTATTTTTAATATGAATACTCATATTACAGGATTGGAGAGACCAGGAGTGATCAGAGAAGATCGAGTAATTAAAAAAATGAAACAATAAAATGGCAAACCAAGTATTGTCTTACACAGAATTCCTAACTGAAAAAGTTAACCAAAACTTAGCATCTATGCCTGCTGCAGGTTCTAGATTAGGAAAAAGCGTTGATCCTAAAATGGCTAAATTAGATATGCCTAAAGGTTCTAGCATTAAAAAATCGGTTGACACTAAAATGACTGATCTTAAAGCTGCTAAAGGTGCTAAAATCACTAAGTCAGTTAACCAAAACTTAGCAGAAGCTGCGCCTAAAGGTAAAGCTATCACTAAGTCAGTTGATCCAGCATTTGGCAAATTAGTTATTAAAGGTACAGCTATCACTAAGTCAGTTGATCCTAAGATGGCTAGCAAACAAAAATAATTAAAAACTCGATGAGGATTACACTAAGCGTACCTCCTAGCATAATTCAATATATGGATGAAGCAGGTATTCCTATGCAGGAAAGAGCAGATCTTTATGAAAGATTTGTTATGTATGCAACTGGTCTAATGACTGGCGACGAGCTTGATCGATTTGAATCATATGC